GATAGCGGCCAGTAGCCTGGCCCATATCCCAATCCTTAAACAACAACGCTCCAGGGGTGCTGTCTGTTCTGACAGCCTCTGGCACACCATTTAACATATCGTTTGGTAGAACGTATTGATAACGCCATTCGTTCTGTGGCGTTGCGGCATCTCTAGCAAGCTGAACCTTACCTACAGAAAAGCTCCACCTATACATAGATAGTGTGGAAACCTTAACCTCTTTGTAGATGGTGTCGCAGGCAACAGCCGCTGGGGTTCCATCGTTGAAGCTATTGATGGGTTCGGCTCCAAGCAACAATAACGCCTTGTTACAAATTGTTACATTGGTATCACCAGCCGCCATGTCTAAGCTCCTACATTAGAGGGGTATGGGGCAGGCGTTTCGGATTAACCTGCCCCAATTCCTTAGTTTAGTCAGTATCTGTCTGAGCAATGGTGGTGCCATCAGTAACGTCAACAACGCCTGCCGCATTAGATGCAACAGTATGTAGTGACGATGCCAATGTGCCACCTGTGCTAGTAACGGCAATGATTACATCACCGACAGCAACGTCTTGAGACACTGAGTTGAAATACCCTGCGGTATTCACATCTGCCACAGCATCAGCTGTAGTGTATGAAAACACCTGGGGGGCTGTTCCTTTTTTAGACTGACCACCAATTGGGTTCCAGCCATCACGATTAAACGCCATCATGAACCTCCTTTACGCTTCACGGCAAATTACGTCTACGATGCCATCTTCATCAATTGCCACACTGCCCATTGACAGCTTGCCTGTTACCAAGAAGCTAGTTTTTTCAGCAATGTAGTTAATCTCTGTTGATGGGGGCATACCAACGGCAACGCCCAACGCAGACTGATGGAATGCAAAGCAGGTGCGGTCATTAGAGGCATCAACGGCAAGGCCACCTTCATCACGGTCTCCCAGGATATGGAAGGTAAAGCCAAGCATAGAATTGATGCTTCCACCTACTAAGGCTTGTATCTGCTGGAAATCAGCTGATACTGCACGTTCATCACCCAACAATCCAGCCAGGTTATTGGCATGGACAATAAAGTGACGGCCTTCGGCAGGCACGTTCTTAGCATCCATAAGCTTTTTAGCTTCGATGATTTTGCCTACGTTTAGGTTTGACGCAGTAGCTGTGCCTGATGTCACAACAGTGTTTGCCACAGATGAACCAGCTGTAGCGGCATCCAAGGCATCCAGCATTAGCTGGTCTTGCCGTCTGCCGATAGCGGCTCCCACTACCATGGCAAGTTCACGCCTTTCATCAAAGTTAATCTTCTGTTGCAAGAAGATGTCACTATACTCAGCGGCATAGTAGTCAGTAAGACTACAAGACACTGAGCTGAAGGATGTGTTAAGTGGCACGACATCGGTGGCTGGAGTGCGAATACTAGCCTGGCCTTTGCCTACCTTTGGAAAGTTAACGGTTGAACCAACAACGCCAGTGCGAGTGCGAGCCGCACCTGTAAGAACAGCGGCACCTTGATAAGCCTGGTGGACCTCTGCCTCAAAAAGCTGGACGAATGCTGGAGAAAGATTTGCACGAGTTGTCATCACTCATCTCCTGAATAAAATTACACACAAAAGTCGCAACAGTTATCCAGGATAGTCTGGGCTGTAACCTTCCTATAACGAATAGGCATCGGCACCATTAGATGCGTCAGAACGGCTGTGGTTACAGTTATCGTTCAAGATAAAAATATACCACAAGCCGCACCTTGTAAAGCGTTATATTGCTCAGCGATAGCGTTGCTCAAACTCTTTTTCAACAGTCCTGGTATAAGCTGGGTCAGAACCATAGCGAGGGTCAGCCATCTTGGACCGCATTTCTGCCTTAAAGTCCTCTTCTGACTGAGCTGGGCTATCTGCTAAGTTGGTAGGTATCTGGACCATGTCACCTTGCATAGCTCGCATCTTCTGCATAAGACGCTGACCAGCGGCTGTGCCGCCCCAAATATCTAGCTCCCCACGTTCTTCCTGAGAAATAATGCCTTTCTGCACCAGGCTATCTGCCCATTGGATGTTTGATTGAATAATCTCATCCGCATTGGCACCCAGGGCTTTCTTCTCCTGGGCAATTTCTACCTGGTAACTTTGGTTTTGTGCATCGGCTGACGATAGAAATTGTTGCGCCAGGTCCTCAAATGCCGCCTGACTGATGCCATTGTTCTTCGCCCAATCTGTATAAAAATTAGCTAAAGGGTCATCAGATAACCCAAAGTCCTCTAAAACTTTGGTATCATATTTTTCAGGAGCTTTGTGCTTGCCTTGATGAAACTTTTGCTCCAGCTCTGAATAGCTGTTAGCCATCGCCTCAAGGTCTGGGCCATCGTCTTGCCAAAACTTTTCAGGCATCCAATCAGGTCTTTCATAAGGACCTTCATCTTCACCCTCAACGCTATCCATATGAGGAATAGCTTCGTTTCCATATTCCTGGTTTGTTTCATTAGAAACCTCAACAGAACTCATCAGTGTTTGTTCAGGTTGTTGTTGCTCTTCAGCAACAGCCTGTTCACTCTGGCTCATTTGCTCTCCTTATACGTTGCTCAATTTCACGAACAATACTGTTCTGCCCCTCTCTTGCGTATCCAAAACTAGGGTCTGCTCCTGGAACCCAAGCAGGTTGCTCTACAGTAACTGAACGTAAATGCTCTAATACCTTCTGACCATCTTCAGTCATGAAAGCTTTTCTAAACGCAATATCGACAGCTCTTTGCTTGTCGGTGTTACGCATTCGTAAAGGTGTGACGTTTGCATCAACGCCATCCCACCCTACAGAATTGATGTCCTGAATTTTTTCAGACTGCGATTTCATTGCATCTGCCCTTCAGCTGGTGGCGGTGCGCCTTCTTGTGGGGGTGCCGCCTGCGCCTGTTGCTGTTGCATCTGCGCTTGCATCTGCATCATAGCTTGGGCTTGCTGGACCATTGCGGCTCTCTCTTCTGGGGTTGTTCTGAGAGAAGCGTCTATGCCCAGGTGGTCTAGGATGTAATCCCCAATGGCTTCTGGCTTAACAAGCATCATGCCTGCATCGCCTAGTCCTTGTGAGATTTGCAAGAACTGAAGCACATTGCCTACCTTTTCCATGTTCCCTGCCATAGCGAGAGGAGACACTGGTGCAATGTTCACTTGTAGGCCATTGACCTTGAGAGGAAGGTCAACCAAACCCTGCTCATCCATAAGCTCAAGGGTTCTGCGAACAATTGGAAACATGGTCTCTACGATTAAGCGACCAAAGGCGGCACCAAGGTTCTGAGATAGCTCCTTCATGCGTTCTACGATTTCTGTAGCAGAACGAGCCGACATATTGTCGGGGGGCAGGCTCTCATCTAGTAATGTCTTTTTAATATTCATCCGCAAATCATTAGTGACAATTTGCGAGAGGTTTGTATCTCCAGAGCGAGGCAGGGGCTGTAGTGATGGACCCCTTGGCCCACCATTGGATGAAACCCCAATGATTGCTCCAGGCACGATACTGACCGTTTGTGGGTTCAATACACCATCATCAACAGCTGTAAACACACCACCAATAGACAGGCTGGCATTCTTTAACGTCAGCTCTACTACCTTGTTAAGGGTTTTAATGTCTGGCAATGCATAGAGGACAGGGCCTCTTCCAAAAATTTCACCAGGGGCAACCATGTAACGGCTGATAACCCAAGGCATACTCTTTAGGGTTTTGTGCAATATCTTGTGGTCACCCTGCATTGTCATCAGACAATACTCAACGTCACCATCGTTTGTTTTATATGTGGCCTCTAACAGCTCAATACGTTCCTGGGGGTGGTCTCTAAACTTATCTGCCACCTCTTTAGGTATAGAAACGCCAGGGAACTCAGTCTCTAAAACCTCATAAGGACGTTTGAACCTGCGATATACATAGGCAGGGTCTCCATTAGGACCCTCATCAAAACTAATCTGGTATAGAGGGATTGCCGTATAACGTATAGGACGCTGTTCATCGCCAGGCTGGATAAGCATTACAGCTGTTCCAACAGCCAGGTCTAGCAAAAATTCACCCATTGCCAGGTCAAAGCCTGACTGACGCATTACATCAAACATCTTGTTTGCGTATGCATCTAAAACCTGCTGGGCCTCAACCTGTCGTTCTTTAGGTATTTCAGACCCAGGGGTCAATCTGCACCAAGACTGCTGGGGAGGAAATAAAGCAGACTGTATGCGATTGGCAAACCTTGCGGTGCTATGGATAGCGGTGCTATCGAACACCCTTTTCATTTTATTTTGACCAGGCGTGTCCTGTTCGTAATAACCATCATACAAATTACGCATAGGAAGGGCATATTCGTATGCCTCTTCATAAATAGACCGCCATTGTTCCTTGCGGTTTTGCGCTAACTTGTAGCGTTTCTTCAGGTCTTTTACAGACATTGCCGCCATAATTAACTCTTCTTGTGCCTGGCACAGAAATTCTGGGCCGCTTCTTTACTGCCAAAGCCCCATGCTTTGAGAGCAAGGGCAAGTCTTGTAGGCCTGCCCTTTTTATCTTTCATTGGCCCAGCGACCTTACCCATACGACAAGCAAAACTTACCCTGCGAGGGTTCGTTCCTGATTTAACAGGTGCCTTTAGGTTCTGACCTTTGGCCTTTGCCGCCTTGCGGCCTGCCTCATTCAGCCCACCTTTAGGATTTTGGTGCGCCTTTTTTGTCATTCCTAATAGCCTGTCTTTTTCTCAACAGGCTTTTTCTTGCCATATTTCTTAGCCATTGCCTTCTTGAGCTTGGCTTGCTTGGCCTTCTTGTCCATTGGCTTGTCGTTGTTCATCAGCTTTTTCCTTTGGGGTAACTACACGATGCTTTGGATTGCGAACATACGTTTGCTTTGGCATTAAGCAGTGCCTCTAGGATTACGAACATTACTACCACCGCCAAGAGTAGACGATTGCCCAAACTGATTTTGTGTTCCCTGGTTCGCTGGGCGAACTTGAGACATCAGCATTCGGACACCACCGCTTCTAGCCCTGGACCGTGATGCAATCTTTCTGCGCTCAGAACGCTCCTGTGCATCAACAGCATCAGACCTGCGCTTTTCCTCTTCAGAGGTATCAGGTGGTGGTGGTGGAGAAGGAGAAGAAAAAAGACCGCCCATTATGAAATCCTCGACATCATGAAATAATCATCGCCTTCAGGTCCAAATGAACGCAGAAGGCCCTCATGTTCAAAGTAACATCTTTCTGCCCATTTGACAGCCCGAATATTTCGGGAACAAACAGCGATTTGTAACCGCCTTATTGCCAGCTTGTTCACAGCGTGTTCAAAAAACGCCAAAGATGCCTTGTGCATTTTATACGCTTTCTTAGATATTTCTGCACTAGGTATTAACCATGCCTCATAGACATGGGGGAACAATGGATTTACCCCAAAGCTGGCATACAGGACACCATCTTGCATGGCAGAGAAGCACAAATTGCTGTTGGCATAGGCCGCAATATACTCTCTGTAGTTATGAAACAGGCCAAGGTGTGCTTCATCGAACTCATTTAGCGGCATCATGCTTAAATGTTCCACATGAAACGGCACCACCTTTTGTGATGGGTAATCTAATCCCATCACATCATTCAGCTCATCAGTCGAAAACATCGAAATCTAACACCTTTGCGTTTGGTTGCTTTATCATGGGGTTACCTTTTCTGGTTATCATATCTTTATGTTCACCCCCACCCAGCAAACAATAGCCAGCGGCATCCCCGATATGGGAATGTTCGTTCTTATTTGGCGTGTCACGGTATCGTTCTTGGCCTGCACCCATGCTGACACGTTTGAAATGGTATCCACCGCCCAGGGATTTGCGGAGCCTGGTGCAAGATTTGTTAACCAGAAGGCCAGGTTTACCATCTATGAGCCGTGACATAGGTATAGCCAGGGCCTCTCTCCGCACCTTAAAGTCGTTTGTGGCTGTCGG